CTTCGGACAGGGTAGCTTCTGAATCAACGAGAGCCTCGATGTCCTCCTTCATGGAGTCCTTCTTATACTTCTCGTTCTTTTTCTTCATCCGCTCGGTTGACATTTCGGAATCACCATCCTCCATGTCATCCTCTTCCTTGTCCTTCTCCTCATACATCTCGTCGTACATCATTTTTTCGACGGCTTTGGAGAGGTCATCCTTCTTCATTTCGGACATCTTGTCATAAGCAGCCTTAATGAGTCCGGCTTTGGTCTTTGGCAGCGGCTTGGCCTTAGGTGCTGCATTTGCCGCCTTCTCGACAGCATCAACACCAGTGCCCTTGGCTACCTCAGTTGCCTTTTTACCCTCATCAAGGCCCGCAATTCCCTCGTCAGAAACTTTATCATCAACGAGATCATTACGGAGCTTTGAGTCAATGTCCTGATTATTGTTATCAGACATTTACGTTACTCCTATTGAGTCAAAGTTTTGAGAGGAAATCGTAAACCGATCTCAGTCTCGTACCGGTCAATATCCCACAAGAGGGAGTACCCATGGATATAACATTTGTGGTAAACCACAAAACCTTTTATTACTGTTATTTATAAAAACAGAAATTTCCAAATTAAATATTTATTGAATTTTAACTGACTTAGGGTCGACCAAATCATCATTTTGGGTAAGTTCACTTTCAACTTCCTGCGCGTCGCCATAATCAGCTAAAACAACGTACCCATTGCCCTTTTTGTCAACGCCGATATCTTCAATGGGACTTCTAATTTCTCCGTCTTGTACTAAATTTTCAAGATATCCGTCAATTGACCTAAGCTGTTTTTCAAAGTCGCGGGAATTTCGTCCGGCAACCTTAAATACAACCTTATTACCTCGAGCCTCGTTCAGCATATTTTTATATGCTTCTGCAATTGCTTTAATGCTTTCGTGTGACATTTATAGTCTTCCTTAAAATTTATTTAGAAAATCTTTGAATACCTTCATCTGCGCCTCGGCAAGATGATCCTGTGATACAGAACCAAGTGTCTTACGATATCCGTCAACGTCCTGTGCTCGGATAACGCCATTCTCGACGAAATAATCGACACCTTCCATAATACCGTTGACGAATGCCTCGGGCGCCGATGGATCCTGAACAATATCAACGGTTGACAGAATAAAATCATCTGATACGACCGTTTTACCTTTCTGCTGTTTCAGTGATCCCATACCGCGAGTTGACACACCAAGCTGAACCTCACCATCCATCAGACCACGAACAATCTTACCCATCGGTGTTTCAAGAATTTCTGCCTTACCGATGACGTTATTACCGTCCCAGTTTAGTTCAACAATCTTATGTGACACGCGATCCAGATTGATCGTAGGAGAGTCTGGATGACCGAGTTCACCGACGGCGCGTCCCTTTGACACTTGTTCGGTCTGATACTTTTTAGTCGCCGATTCAAGAGTCTCCTTAGGATAGATACGGCCATTTCTATTCTGGGCTTCTGCCTGCATAAAAATGCCTTCGATCATATATTTCTTTTCACCGTTTTTATCTTCGGTGAGATATTGAAGCTCGTCGGTGTGTTCGGTAATCAGTTTCATTTCATCATACCTTCAATCGCGTCGATCTTATCCATAAGTGTGATATATGCTGAACGCATCTCATCAACTGCCTTATCATAATCTCTACCAGCGCCCTTCGGTTTTGAACTCTTGAGCATCTTTTCAAAATCGTTGATATTTTTTGACAAAGTATCGGCACGCTTGGCAATCTGTTTTGCAGTTTTGGCGGCCTCGTCGAGCTGTTCACCCTTCTTGGCCTTTGTGCCTTCGTCTAGCTCAATTTCGCCATCCTTGACTAAGTCATCCTCAAAACTCAATTCGTTCTCGACAGTCTCGACGTCACGGATTGACTGGACAACAAGTGTCGCTTTACCCTTTCGGTCAACACCAAAATTAATGACATCAACACCAAAGTTATACAACATATCCATAATTTCTTCTGCCTTGGAGTCAAAATCACGTTTTGATCTACCAGGCACCTGCCAAGTCATCTTCTCACCTCTTGCCTCATTTAGCATTGAGAGATATGTTTCCGATAGTGATTTAATATCTTCGCGTGACATTATAATTAGTTCCTTTATAGATCCATTAGCTCGACAAAATCCTCGATGCCTTTCTTCGCTTCCTTTTCGGATTTAAACGTATCGAGCTCGTCACCGTCGACGTATGCAATATACTTTGATCCTTTCTTTTTAATTTCGGCAGGATACTTTTTACGCCCTGAACCGACCTTCATCTTTTCGACGGTCTTTTCATTAAGCTGTTCTGCTGCTTCGGTGATATCGGACCGAAATTGTTTGAAGTCAATCATTAGTCCAAACCTATCATTTCGAATTCAGATTTTTCGAAATCGAGTTCTTTCGAGAGAAACTTCTTAATATCGGAATCCTTGCCAGAAACATCGGCTTGGTTAAAATCGCGATCGGCCTTGATTTCTACGTTATATTTCTTTTCCCACTTTTTTGTATTACGATTAAAATCTTTATCCCATGGAACTGTATAACGAGCCTCGTTGATCTGAATTCCTTCATCCAAACCTATCATTTCGAATTCGGGCTTTTCGAAATCAAGTTCCTTTGACAGAAACCTTTTAATATCTGCTTCCTTTCCAGAAACATCAGCCTCATTAAAATCACGATCGGCCTTAATTTCTATATTATATTTTCTTTCCCATTTCCTTGTATCTTTATTAAAGTCTTTATCCCAAGGAACCTTATAACTTGCTTCGTTAATCTGAGTTCCTTCGGTCATATTCTTTGCAAGTTCGATCTTCTTATTCTCGAACGCAGAATTGACACGCTCAGCTATTGAGGCCTGAAATTCATTTTTTGCGGTTGTATAATCCTGCTGCTTTACAGAATTGATGAAGTTCCTTACATTTTCACTCATTTTAGATTACACCTTAACTTGATTTGTTACTATTTATAAATTTAGAACATTGAATCTTCTTTCGAAGGATCCTTATACTTACCGTCAGCAATCTCTTTCTTAATCTGTTTATCCATACTCTCGATATCATCTTCAGATTGCTGGAGAATATTCTTGCGAACCCATTCCTCAGAATAATACCGACCGACATAATCGTTCAGATCACGGAGAATGTTCAGTCGATCCTGTATTAATTCCGCTTGTTTCAGCTCCGCAAAATGAGTATCCTGCATGAAGTCAATTCGGATATTCTGTGAAATCTCTTTCCATTCATTCTCGTTTACGATACCCTTCGAGATCAACTGTGTCTTGAGAATATCCATGAACAAATGAGAGAATTTCTTACGGAGACGATTAATGAACTTCTGGAACTTTAGCTCGTCTCTTGTAATCTCCGTTGTCCGACCAAGCGAGAACGGCGATTCCTGTTCAAGACGATTAACTGGAACATTGAGCGCCTTATAAAGATTCTTCTGGAAATAAACAATATCGTCGATCTGACCGAGGTTGTCACCACCAGGAAGCGTCGAGATTTCAGTCCCTCGACCACCTTCCTTACGTGGTAGCCAAAAGTCCTCGAGCATTGACATATGCTTTCGGTCGTCGCGCATCTCGCCGGTATTCGCGTCGTATACCATCTTATTGCGATACTTGGACATGATATTCTGCATATACTCCTCGGCCTTACCTTTTGGCAGGTTACCGACATCAATGTAGAATATCCTCCGTTCCGGGGCTCGCGACAGGCGATAGATGACCAACGAGTCCTCCATCATCCGAAGCTGGTTCACTGGTTTCAGTGCCTTATGCAGGTACGAAAGTACCCTCTTACGTGTCGAATCTGTAACACCTGACGTGACATATGTAATCGCGTCGGGTGAAATCTTAAGACCCTGTGACATCTGAGTGAGTGTCTGGTTCTGGTATACAAAATACTCGTTGATACCTTTGACCATTTTAGTTCGGGTTTTCTCATCGTATTCTTCTTTGACCTCACGAACCTTACGAATCTTTGTGGGATCAATATACCGAACCTCAAGAACACCCTTCTTAGGGTTCTTCTCGTCAATAATCTTATGATAGTAAATCTTACCATCGATATACCACCGACGGAAGATATCATGTCCTCGGAAATTAAAATCAAGCAGCTCGACTACCTTATCGAACTCTTCGTAAATAAGTTCTTTTACCTTATCTGATTGATCAAGATCGTCAAGGTTAACATTCACTGGTGCAAGCGCATCGTCCGAAACAATTGCCTCGTTTACAATATCCTCGACCGCTGCGTCACATTCTGGATTCTGTGCAAGATCACGATATTTGTGAACAAGATCATTATCGTTCTTAGTACCAGTGCCATCAAGATCAACGTATGATCCATAATAGCCACCGGCATTAATAACCTGACCAGTACCGTCATCTTCTGTAGGAGGGACAAACGATAGTTTACGCTTTTCGTCGGCGTCGGAATCAGACTTACGCTTGATTTCAAAACCGAACAGATTGAAACCACCTTGTTTATCGTTCTCTGCCATTCTTTACTCCACTGTCACCATGAAAACATCAGGGGAGGCGAACCTCCCCATCAGTTTATATCATTATTTATCCGAACCTATGTGGTCGTACCGGATGTCCAGTAGTCATACGTAAGTTCAACCTCGAACTCTTCGATCTCGTCATTGGTCTCGTAACTCACATCAATTGCGGCAACCGATGTTGGGAATGCACCCTTAAAATCGTACCGCTTGACTGCGACACCCGAACGATCGAGTTGCTCAATGATCATATCCGCCTTATAGTCAGTCGGATTGGTGCGACCAGTATTTTCCTCATGGCCATTAATACCATTCATCCAACGTTCCATTGCATTGCGGATCACGAAGTTCGTGTCGTTAATGATCGTCACGGTCCATGGTTCAAAGGTCCGATCACCTGCAACCTGAAGCTGCCGACCGCGGAATGGTACCTCGATCGCAGCAATGGTTGATGCCGGAAGCTGAGCTGCCTTACACATAAATGATGTAAGTTCAACGTCACCTGCGGCATATCCAGG